GCAAGGATTAAACGTTTCTCTGATCTATATAAAGCACTGTATCGTGTACTTTGTGTAGTCGTGCGTAACCATCAATGGGCTGAATCAGACAAAAGGACTATCGGTATTCAACGGCTTCTGGGAGACTTTCTAACTCAGTGTTGGACTAGAGGAGTGGCGGGCGTGTTCGCCTGGGCTAAGAGATTGTCCTTCTCGGCCGAAAAGAGTCTGCTGAATGATACGACTTCTACTTTATGGAAACGGTACTTTACCGGTCTCCACCAAGGAATCCTATATTCACGACGCCTTTCAGCTCTGTTGGCAACATTCTCTCGCGCTCTTCCCCCCATATCCGACCCCAAGGCAGAAAGGAAAGCCTTGAACAAAGCCATCCGTGCCTGGACCAAGTTCAAAAAGGACCAAACACGGTATCTGATTGATACGCCATTGACATTGAAGTTACGTCAAGATCTTGTTAAAAGAGACTCAGAGCTTCTCAAAATGTTACATGCCTCTCAACTACCCCATCCGATCAACTTGAAAGAGTATGATCACCTCAGTTCAAATGAGCGTGGATGGTTGTTGAAAATGGCAACCACTGGTATAACCGTCTCAGAACTCGAATATCTAACGTTCAATAGATATGAATTCTTAAGACAATACTCAGTGCCACTTCGTAAAGAAATACAGGAGTGGAAGGTCACACGAAATTGGGAAACTCTGTTCGAATCAAATAAGCTCAGAGATCTACGACTACATGACAGTGCATATCAAGAATTGATTCAGAAGATCGAAAAGTCGAAGAAGGACGTTTCCGCTGAACAACGGAAACTGGACTTAGATGACATCGGTCTATTCACTAGGGACTTGATGCTAAGCTTAACGCGCAAAGGAACAAACATTCCTCCACTTAAAGCACCGTTTTATTTACGCCCTTGCGCCTCGTTCGAGAGCACAAGGCAGAAAGGCGGAGCTGAAGCTTATCTCAAGGACAAGATGAAAAATGAGCTAGAACCCTATCTCATAACCAAAGAAGGGAAGATCAAATGGAGTGCGAAGACAAAGAGCGCCTTCACTGATGATCCATCCCTACTCTTCGGTGCGTCCCACGGCGATAGTAATCAACAAATATGGGCAAACTTCCTACACTCGTTCAACAACAATTCTCCTAAATCACGAATACATGTGATTCCAGAGAAAGGTGGAAAGTATAGAGTTGCGAACATTGCTGATATAGGTACTAACGCTAATGCAGGACCGCTAGGAGACCAGGTTATTTCAATCTTAAAGAGACATCCAGCTCTCAAAGGTGAATATGAGAACCGACCAACGTACAATGCCACACGACTTTATGGTGACAGAACACGTCCCATAGAGAGACACTTCTATTCGACAGATATGAATCAAAGTACAGATACTATACGGAAAGACGTCATCTACAGGGTAGTAGACGCTCTCGCCTTAGCACTAAATTGGACCAATGAACAGTACCAAAGTGCAAAACGTACGGTCAAACCCATGGACTTATATGTGAGACGAAAGGATGGAGAAGGTAAGACAATCCTAGTGAATGTTGGCCAGAATAACACTGGTACACTCCTAGGCTTACCGCTCTCATTCGCAATCTTAAACATTGTTCACTTGTACTGCGTGAACGCAATGTCCCCACGAGGGATTCGACGTACGATTGTTTACGGCGACGACATGGCAACATACTGCACTCCCCAGGACTGGGATGCTTACGTTACCCGGTGCAATTCCGTCGGGTTTACATTGAATTTGACTAAGACTCACACTGCCGAGCATGGCTTTGTGTTCTGTGGTAAGATCTATCGTGCAACAGGGAACTACTGTCACTGGGTCAAAGCAACGAAGCTATCGATCGTTACAGGATCATCCTCTTCAAGGAAATCCGAGATCGAGAAACTTGTACAAGCTTCTGAAGCTAGCCACATGGTCGAACAATGGCAATCCGCAAGATTGTTACGGATTTTTAAACAAGAGCATCCTATAATCTGCAAAAGGGCAAAGGATTATAATATCCCATTTGTAGGTCCTGTTATTGGAGGAGCGTTAGGTTTCAAAGGTAGATGCGATCATCGTACCCGAAAGATCGCTGTCCTTAACAGTAAAATGGAACGTAACCCCTTTAGTAAGCAGTTATCATTGATGTCTGTACCATCGAACATGAGAGCGGCTATGAGTGACGCATACGGTCTAATAGATATCATAAGAGATGAGACACATCTTCCAATGTACAAAGTTCGTACGGAAGGTAAAGTCCCATTCCTCTATGATGATCTTGTAGAACGTGTGGTCAGCATCACTCTATTTGACCATGCCAGTAGATTTACAGCATTGAACCAGAGACCGGGGAAGAAACCACACAGCCTCTCACGCTGTTTCAGGAAGTTGACGATAAACCGTTCGGCTTGTCTGAATCAATTCGAAAAATTAAGATCAGAGTATCGGTGTCCACGGAACCCGTCATTCCAGTATATGACTAAGGCTATCATATCTGGAAACCGTAATGGTTGGCGGCTCGACGCGGAGGAGGTCGGTAAATACTTAAACCGACTACCTTGCAGAGAAACGTGGAGTAAAGAACGAATCCCTAACTTTGAGATAGAGCGTCACATGAGATCCATGGGACGTGACAGAACCAAGATCAATAGGTCTGTTCATAGTATGCT